ATGTGGGAACCTTTTGCAATTCTAGCGATCAACGAGACCCTGCCGCTTCTCGCATCACTTGTAAGAGACGAACACTACAAAATACTGACAGTCGACGAATTTGTCATGAGTGACAAAAGCGAAGCATCGGAACTTGGCGATATTTTTGCCCGAATGGGATCAGACAAATCTACTACGCACGACTACTACAGAGTTTATTTTAAAATACTGAACGAAGTCAGAGAGAATGAACTTAAGTTATTTGAAATAGGCCTCGGCACAAACAACACTGACGTCATTTCAAACATGGGTTCAACTGGAAGACCGGGAGCATCACTCAGAGCGTTCAAGGAGTTCCTGCCAAACAGCTCTATCTTCGGTGCTGACATTGATCAGAGAATCCTCTTCACTGAGGAAAGGATTCAAACGTTTTACGTAGATCAGACCGAACAAAAGACGTTTGAAGAGTTGGACCTTAACATAGGCAAAGACTTTTATCTGATGATCGAAGACGGACTCCATGTTTCCAACGCCAACCTTCGATCTTTTGCGTTTTTCATGACGCATGTGCAGCACGGTGGCTGGATTGTCATCGAAGATATTGGGGAGGCCGCTCTTTCCGTTTGGAAATGTGTGTCGTCGATACTTCGTGACAGGTTTGATTGCTATGTAATCAAAACGAAATCAGCCTACATGTTTTGCGCGAGGAAACTTTAACAACTTCATAGTATTTGACACATGCCGTTTTATGGTTGATGTGGACTACAGTTTTTCTCTTAAATAATCATGACTTTGATTACTAAAAGTTCATCAATATATTCCGGATGATATCCACCAATTCAAGAACTTTACATCGAAGAATTAGGAAAGTACTTCGTGCGGCAAACAGCGAAACAACAAGGCTTAAACCATTGTATTGAAATCCCCAGAAGGCCAACAAAGCGGGAATAGCTTACGTTGGTAAGACCGTGATCGACCGCATGGTCATCCCTCCGTTCTACACGGCCGCGACCAGACTTGGACCATTCTCAGTCCTGGACGAATTGACCTCCCTACCGACACGATAGAACTCGAAGCTTGCCCCGAGATTGTTGGACAGAAGCGCCTTGGCATCGCTCACTGCGGTCGCCGGATCCAGCCAGGCATCATAGTGCTCGGACGAAAGCACGATCGGCATGCGGTTGTGCACCTGGTCGATAGGCGAGACGGCCGCTGCCGTCAGGATCGTGCAAGACGTCACTTCGGCGTTGGTGTTATAGGCCCAGAGCCCGGCAAACGAGAATGGCGAACCATCTGCGAGGTGGATGAACCAGGGATCCTTGCCGCCGTCATCGCCCTTGGTCCACTCATACCAGCCGTCAGCCGGTATCAGACAGCGCTTTGCCTTGTACGCTTCCCGGAATGCCGGTTTCTTTTCCGCGTCTTCCGAGCGTGCATTGAACATCGGATACTTACTCTGCAGCTCTTTTGCCCAATGCGGCACCAGCCACCAGCGCCCTTCAGAAACAACCTGAGCCCCCTCTTTGTCGAGGTGCACGAACGGCACATCCTGCGTCGGTGCGATGTTGTAGCGGGCCGCGGTGTTGCGTTCCGCGTCCTTGTCGGTCAGTCGGTAAAGCGCGTGAATTTCACGCCACGGTTTGGCAAGAGTATAGCGACCACACACGGCTGAAATGCCTCCCTGATTGCACGAACATTAGAGACAAGTTGCCAATCAAATGAAAGCGGCGCCGGCTATGTCGCCGACGCTATTGATGATCTTGCCGAGAAACTCACCGGCGACCGCACGCTTTTTCATGCGCGGCCGGCGTCAACGGCTCCGAAGGATTGAAGACGCAATTCAGCAGATGACCGCCTGGTACTAGGGGACCTGTTGCAATAAAATTAAACAAAGATCATTCGCTGTCACTTCCAGATCCTCCAGCACCTGCACCAGCCGCTCCGGCTCCGGCTCCGGCTCCGGCTCCAGCTGCTGCTCCGGCCGCTCCGGCTCCGGCTGCACCAGCGGGACCTAATCGCTTAATGTAAGCCTCGGATTTGTCTCTTAGCGACTTCGCATATTGTATGACCGCTGGCGGTGTAGTTATCGGGCGCGTAATTGTCTTTACTGAAGCAATTTTTTCGCTGCCTGCCTTTTTGAGGGCCGCAACAACCGCATCAGCACAATCCATCCCGGCATATTCTGTTCCCTCAAAATTGAGCCGTTTACCTGAATCTTCCAACCGTGCAAGTTTTTCGGTTTCGTGCCACCATGCGTAAGCGGCCTGCTCGCTCATAAGCTTTAGGTCGCCATGCCGCTTTTCGCTTTCCTGTGTCTTGATTTCAATCCTGTGTGTAACATGCGGAAATGCTCTATTCAGAGGACGATGTTCAAGATTACTCTTCCAGTGTTCAGAACGCGGCCCCCGAAATTGATTTGAATCGTGATAGGTGGGAGAGCCTTGATTTGCCCCCATCCAGCTGATGGCAAAGCTTTCATTCCCCCCTACTTCTGTAAATGCTATGGCAACGTGTCCAAACAAATTGGTTCCGTCAATGGGGCCACTGGCTTGGCGATACACGATTATCATTCCGTCTCCTTACCACATCCTTGCCGCGATCTGCCGCTCTTCCGGCCCGACTGCCTGCGCATAAATCGCCGTTGTCTTCATGTCAGCATGACCAAGCCAGCGTTGCAACATGTGTAGCGGCACGTTCGAGGCGATGGCGTGGATGCCATAGGCATGACGCAGGCCCTTCGGATTGGCCTGTGGTCCGGTGATACCGGCAACGGACATGACGTGTTTCAGATGCCGCCAGGCTGTCGACCGTGACACCGACCAGAGCGGCGCGGCCTGGTCGCCGGCAAACTCGGCCGCGAACACCTTGCCGAGGTCCTCGACCAGGGACTGCGGCAACGGGATTTCCCGGAAGACGATCTTGTCCCGTTTTTTCAGCGAGCGGATCGAGACCACGCCCGTTTGCACCTGGAAGCTCTGAGCCGTCAGTGACAAGGCCTCCGAGAGCCTGCAGCCAGAATAGGCGATCACCCGGCAGAGCAGCCCTATCCGGTCCGGGGACCGCTCTGCGGCCTCCAGAAAAGACAATCGCTCACTGCCGTTGAGATAAAGACGCCTGCCGTCAGGCGCGTAGAGCTGAAGTCCGCCGTCCAAGTCGCAACCCTATTGGTTATAGTGTTTCACGAGCACCAAAGGTTGCGTAAAAATACTCAAGCGTTTCAAGGTGAACGCTACGCAACCGAGAATTAGTTGTCAATTATTGTTTGAAACAGCACGGTCCGCCGCAACACTATAACCAATTCTGTTTCATGAGCATTGAGAACATCGAGAAAGATCCTTTCAATGCTTGTTTTTACTGCCTTTCAAACCTTGCCGAAAGCCGAAACTACCTCGGTATTCAGTTTTCCAAGTTGGTTAATTGACAGTCAACGCATGATTACGTAGCGTTGTAAAAAGAGTCCTTTTGGTTGTTTTTTACAATCTAAGATTCTCATGAATATGTAGTTTTGATTGCATTTTTCGATTTATGCGAGTGCCCTTGAGGTGGTATCATGTACACCACAGTTGCAAGTCATTCAGTCTCCGGAACTACCACACGAACACGAAATGGAAGTGTTGATCTGCTACGATTTGTCGGGGCAATCGGCATCATCCAGTTTCACTGCGGCACACCAGGCCACAGCATCAGTCTCGCCGCCCTGCCGATGTTCGTCATACTGCTGGTCTATTTCGGCGAGGGTAGCGATCTTGGAAGTAGCGCCCGCAGACTGATTGCCCCGTGGTTGATATGGAGTGCTGTCTATGCCGTGCTCAAGATTGCGCAAAGCGTGGTCTCCGGAACGCCTCTTTCCAGCGAATTCGCCCCTTGGATGCTGTTCGCGGGAACGTCAATCCATCTCTGGTTCTTGCCGTTTGCTTTTGTGTTTCTCTGCGCCAGCACAACCGTGCCGGAACGAATGCCGCCGGCGGCGCTCTGGACGCTCTGCCTGATGCTGTCAGCCGTGGCGCTCTGGGCGTTCAACACGCAGACTGTTCCAGCGCCCTTCACGCAGTGGCTGGCCGTCATCCCCGCCGCCTGCACCGGCTTGCTCATGAGCCGGACGCAAAACTCGCTGTTGCCCCCGACTGTTCTTGCGTTCTGCGCGGCCACGGCGTTCTTTCTGGGCGTTGAGGGCATGACCGATCAGCTGCTGATTGCGGGCCTTGCCGTTGTGCTTGCCATGGAGGTTCACTTGCAGCAGTCGGCCTTGACCGATTTTCTGTCCAATATTTCCTTCGGGCTCTATCTTTCGCACCCGGCAATCCTTGCCGCCGTGCTCTATGTCGTGCCGGTCAACAGTCCGCTTCTGTTCCCGCTCGTTGCTGCGGGCTCTCTCGCAGCCACACTCGTCGTGAAGAAAGTGTTTCCCGCGAGCGTCTAGGCAGGAGAGCCGACCTCGATCAGTAGGTCAGCATCAGGTTGTCGATATCGTAATCCGAGCCGATGTCGACACAGTTCAGACTGACTTCCAGTGTCACAGCATCAGCAGGAACCGTATAGGCGCCAAGCTTTGTCCGGGTTTCCGGAGCCGTGAAAATGCCCTCGGCGTTGGAGTCGTAAATCGTCACCGAACCGCCAAGCGACTGGCCGGCATCGTTGAATGGCTCAACATTGATCCAGAGCCTGCCCTCGGCATCCATCCGGGGAATGTCGAACGACAGATCCAGGACCGTGCCTTCAACGACCGGGCGCCTGTCCGGCCCCGTAATCTCAATCCGGGTGAAGGACTGCGTTGTTCCGGCGAACCGGGCAACATTGTCAACAACAGACGCCTCGGTCTTGACAATCGTCCAGAGCAGCGGATCAGCGAAGTCGCCATACCCGGCCATGATGTCGGTCACGACGACGGGCGGAGCGGCATCGGCAACAAGCTCGATCGACACGATCGTGACCGTGTGATCATCCGTCCAGCTTGCCGTTGCCGCATACTCCTCGATCGGAGCGCCCTGCACATAGGCCAGACTGAACGCAAGATCAGCGGACGTTTCAGCGTCACCGGTATTGCCCTGATAGATCTCGTCAGCCCCGGTCCAGGTGATGTCCTCGGTCAGATCGCCGTCATACCGGCAGACCGAATGAAGGATGCCGCTATATTCGGACGTGCTGGTGATCTTCGTTGCCAGAGCCGCCGAACCGCTGTCGCCGACCACTTCACCGAGGATGATGTCCGAAAGGCCGCCCGCCTGCAGAACCGTCACCGCAACAGCGTTCTGACCCGACGCGCTCTGAAACTGGATGGAGACATCGTCCGTGCCCGGGTCCGCAATGAAGGCAAAGGCCTGCTGGTTGCGTGTCCGGATGGAAACCTTGGCTTTCACGGGGACCGCTGTTCCTGTCCCGAGCGAGCGCTCTGGTGCGCCGATCGTTGCCGTGATCGCGCTTTCCGCAAGCGGGATATTCAGCGTTGTGAAAATCACGATCAAAGGCTTGCCGGTCGGAGTGAACGTGCCGGTATCCGTCCAGCCGGTGACGCCGAGCGTGCTGTTCTGATACTCGTGCAGGACAGTCGGCGTCTCGACCGGATAGGTTGCCACGACCGGTACCGTCATCAGCGACCATTCCTCGATACCCTCCATTGCTGTTCGCCGGGCGAGATACTTGCCGACATCACCGGCCACAGGCGCATAGGCCGCGGCATCCGCGCCGCCGACCGGAGACCAGTCCTCGCGCGGATCATAAACGTCATCGACCAGATACCACTGATAGGTCAGCGCCGTGTGTCCCGCCGCCATGATGTAACCGGCATCCGCCGTGACCGACCCGCCGACGACCGGAGCGTTCAAAAGCTTGGGCCGTACGACCCAGACCGGGTCAAATCGGTGCAGATTGGCAGGGTTCGCAACCGCGCCGACAGGTGGCGATGCGAAGCTGATCGGATTGCCTGCGATATCGAGACCGAACCCGTCATAGGCCGGGAATTGCCCCGCCAGCGTGACCGGGCCGCCCGTCCCGGGCAGAATGTCAATCGCATGCCCTGTGAGCGACAAGGTCGGGCTGTCGACCCTGAACGCGACATCACCCTTGATAAGGTCCTCGTAAACCTGGTCGAACGGCACAAGGCTATCGCTCAAATCATACGGCGCCTGCTGCGTGTGAACATTGTTCTTCACGCCGCCCGGGATAAGCTTTTCGACCACGTAACCGGCGCCGTTCATGATGTTGTTCATGGACGCGAACTCGATCCAGATCTCGGCAAGCGAGCCCAGGATCACCGCAGTCGAGTATGTCGCTGCATTCCGCCATGGCACGACAATGTTGTTCAGGACGTAAGTGTCGCCGATAATATTCTGACCGGTTGCCGGGGACAGCTGCGGAATGTCCGTCGTGTTGTCATAGTTCTGATCTTCGATTGCCCGGCCGTCGGTATCGAGCGTGTTGCCATGGATGAAGTTGAAGACGAAGTATTGACCGGACGAACGCTGGAAGGTCCAGTATCCAGGGCACGCCCACCAATAGTTATGAATCCACAGACCGTTATGGCCGCCGCCGTAGATGTTGCCCTTGTTGGCATGTGCCGCCTGTCCGCAGTTGACATAATGGCCACGCGAAACGATGAAGTCCTTCAGGCCATAGAGCCGGATCGGGGATTGGTCAGCCCTGAGCACGACGCATCTGTCAATCCATGTGCCGGTCGGCGAACTGTCATATTCATTCCAGAAAGGCCCGGTCGCCTGAATTCCGAACTGGTTGACCGCATCCGAAACCGTTGATTGAACGACCTTGAAATTATTGACATTGCGCATCCAGATCGGCGCATAGCTGCTCTCCGACCGGTAGGTGTCCCTGACCCAGACATTGTCCAGTTCAATGTCGGTCGCATAGGGCGACGCGCCGACGCTGTTGCCCGCGTTGAAAGCATAATGCCCGTCGTTCTTTGCTCCTGCAGAGCTTGAGCGCTCAAGGATGATCGACTTGAAATTCAGATGGCTCTTGCCGGTCACGTCGACGCAATAACCGCGCCTGGAATACTCGATGTTGACGTTGACGTTGCCGACATCGCTCGGCCAGAAATAGATATCGACGGTCGCCCCGTTGTCGACAAAACCCCATTCACCCCGGCGCATCATTGGCAGCAGGTTCACCAGAATGAACCGGTTCTTGTATGGGTTCGACTCAACCGTATGCAGATTGACCGTCAAGCCTGACGTATCCCAGATGATCGTTTTCGTGGCCTCATCAAAGGAATCGACCACAACCCGCGTGTCGCCATTCGGATGCCGGTGAAAGAGACCGTCACAATTTTCAAGCTGCGCCTTTGTGAACCGGTCGGTGAAAGACGGCTTGCGGTGACCCAATATCAGGATCGGGTCGCCCTCCCCGCCGGTTCCGGTTGTCAATAGCTCGTCCGCGTCCAGCCAGTCCTTTGTCGCGCGTTCCGTATGCGGATATTGCGGATTAGGCCGACGCCCCATGCAGGGCCGCATCGGAACGTCATTTTCGAACAGGAACGCCGCGCGCGGATCATCCGACGCAATGTCGGTCTTGGCCAGCCCGACGACCTTGTACATCTGGCCGTAGTTCGCTCCGACGACATCCTCGTCTGCTAGCGTACACGCAACAGCGTCGGTCAAGGCCTCCGCCGCCGTGATGACAGGCTTCTCGGTTCCGTATCCCGACAGCGTTATAGGCTGACCGGCCAAACCGGACGGCGGCACAATGCTTTCCCGGTACTTGGATCCGTCGGCATTACGGATCTTGACGACATCCCCGGGCTGCGCCAGATCGAGCGCCGCCTGAACAGTCGACAACGCTGTGCCAACCGTCAACCCGTCATTGCCCGGCAGACCGTTGACCTTGTCGACAAACAGATTCCCGTCCGTGCCTTCATCCCGATCGGCAAGAAAGCCCGTTTCAATGGTTCCAGACACAACCTGCGTCACCGAGATGGAGAAGGCACCGACCTCGAAGCCCGCGGCATTGGTCGCGCGGACCGTTACCGGGTGCTCATTGTCCGTGGCGAAGTCAATCGTTGCCGCCAGTTCCAGGGCATTGCCGTTGATGGCGAACTTGCCGTCTGGGTCGTTCTCGATCGTATAGGTAACGGGCGCGGTGCCATCACTGGAGATCGTCGCCACCACAGAGCCGATGCCGGCGCTTTCAAGCACACTGGCCGTCGACAGATTGACCACCGTCGGTGCAACGGCCTCGACAACGTCAATCACCGAGATCGTCAGTTCCTTGTCATGGAACCCGCCAAGGTTGGCAGCCCGGATCGTGACGTTGTGACTGGTCGCGGTCTCATAATCGAGCGGCTGATCAAGCACCAGATTGCTGCCGACAATCCGGAACTTGCCGTCCGGATCGTCGATAATCGAAAACAGCCAGGGCGCATCACCGTTGGAACTGATCGCGGCAACGATCGTGTTCGGCAGGGCCGTTTCCAGAATGGACGAGGCCGACAAGGTGACATCCGTCGGCTTGGTGCCGACCGGTGCGGTGCTTGCCCCGAAACTGCCAAACAGCACACCCCGGCCGAAGCGGGTGCCGCGCATGGAAACCCGGCCATGAAAGATGCCGTTCATGACTTGACGACCGAAACCTTGAGCGCGCCCTTGTTTGAAATCGCCCAGACTCGGTCCGTCGGTGTCAGGTCACTGTATCCGACAGGCCTGCCCGCCACACCTTCAAAGGTGCCGTCCCGGTCCAGACCAACCGCCGGCGCGGTCGCGGAAAGGACCACGAAAAACCTTTCCGTCGACCTGGTCGCAATGGTGACGTTGGTTGAACCGTTTGCAACTTCTGTCCAAGCGACATCGCTCAGGGTTTCAATGCCTTGAGTGGTCATAAGTCTCTCCATGTGCGCCGATAGGCGCCTTAGTCAGATGTTTTGAAGATTGAGAGGGATTGCAGGCCGGTTACTTCCCGGAGACACCGCGCCAGGCGTTCAGGAACTTGGCCACAGAGCCAACGGGATCTTTGCTCGCGCGGATGACAAAGACCGCCAGGTTGCGGCCTGTCATCGCGAGAACGCCTGCCATGCCGAACGCCCAGCTGTCTGACATGGCGAGCAGCTCGCGCAATGGCTCGCCGAATACAAGCGCCGCCATGAATCCGATGAAGAATGTGCCGGCGCGTTGGCGTCTCGTGAGATCTTTTGGAAGCGCTGCTCCGATCGCTGCAAATGCCGCAATGACACCAATGCGAATGAGCGGCAGCGAGAGGAACCATTCGGCCAGCATCCAGAGCCAGCTGACAAGCGTTTTCATCGGCGCCCCCTGATCGCGCTGGAAAGCGCTTGCGCGGTTGCCACCAGACCGCCCGATCCGAAGATCGAGGCGACGATCGTGTCGACATATGGTTTGACCGAGGGCGGGTAGTCCGCCACCGACCAGGAGAAATCGAAAATCGTGTCGATTGTGATGGCGAAGAACCAGAACCCAACCGAGCCGGAAAACAGGCACCAGATGAACCAGAACACCCGGTAGCGCCTGGCGTCGGCGCGTTCTTCTGCCGCCGTTTCCGCATAGCGGTTGACGGCGTTTGCCCTGATTTCCTGCCGCTTACTCTGATTGCTGACGGCATGGTCCACGCTGTCAAAGATCCGGTTGAACGGTCCCGACAGGAACAGCGACGCGATCTTGCCCCACATCACGCCACCTCGCGGCCGACAAGCGTGTTCCAGCGGCGCTGAATGACATCGCGATACCGCCAGGCGAAGTAACCCACCGCAACGACTGCAACGCCGGCAGCGATCCAGCCCCAGGGAAGACCCGAGAAGAACGCACCGATCGTTGAGACCGCCGTTACGCCGCCGCCCTTCTGGACACTGTCCTTGACGGCAATGGCATCGCGACGGAGTTGAGCCATGGTCGCCGGACCGATGATGCCGTCATTCGTCAGGTGCGGATGCGTCTTCTGATAGGCCAGGACGGCCTCTTTGGTGTTCTTGCCCATCCAGCCGTCGATGTCGCCAGGGTCGAAACCGAACCGCTTCAAGGCCTCCTGCGCTTCCTTCACAACGGGATCCGGCTCAAGCGGCTTGATATCCGATGCCTTGCGATGCGTGCCTTCACCGATGCCGGTGTATTCACCGGTCAGGAACAGGTGCGCCTCTTCCTTGCGCCGGCGCACGAGGCCGGGCAGCTTCCGGCCACCGGCCTTGTTGTAGTTCTTCGCCCAATGCTCAGCGGCGGCTTTCTTCTTGCCCTCAACCCAGAGCTTGAAGGCCTTCCAGCGTGTGAACCGCGCCCCGAGATTGAAGACGGCGGAAACGGCTGCGTCGAATTCATGCTGCAACGCGTTTTTAGGCATCGCCGCTTCAACAGGAGGCTCAAACTCTCTTGCAAGCAACTCGCCCAAGATCCGGCGCGCCTGTTCGCGAGCGATCGTGTCGCCCATCTTAAGCTTGCGACCCCACATTTCCCGAAACACGTCGCTCCGGTTCGTAAAACCGTAACCAATCGTCGGAACACCAACCGGGTCGAGATAAGCGCGCGGGACAAAACCTTCGTGTGCCTCAACAAAGGCAACACCCCTTTCACTGGTTTGCATGTGACTTCCTTTCAGGCATGAAAAAGCCGCCTCAAGGGCGGTTCGGTTCAGTCGGTTGTTTTCTGCTGATATTCCAAGTAACTACTGACTTCGCACATTAAAGCGCATATTGGAGCCTCCTTTGATTTCTGACAAAAAAGCGAAAAAGCGATCAGGCAAAGCATTCACTTTGACGGAGCGAATAACCGCCTTTCTGAACCCAGAAAAATCCGCCACTGTCGATTTGGTCAAACAGTTCGAATTTCAGTCCGAAGACGGCGCATTCGATTACAAGAAGTACCGAAAGGCCCAAGTCAAAAAGGCCCAAACAGATTCCGGCGACATATGGGCCGATGCCAAGACGCTTGACCTGGTTGCCGATTATACGAAACGCAAGCTCGGAAAGGCCGAACTTGTCATCTGCCACGGGTCAAAGTCCGGCTTCGAGTCTAACCACCTAGCCGAGGCTTTGGCATGCGAAGGCATTGGCACCGACATCGCCCCACCAGACAATGCCAGGGGCGTTGTGCAGTTGGATTTTCACGAAGTTGCCCCGGAATGGGAAGGCCGAGCTTCTGTCGTATACACCAATGCTCTGGACCATGCATACGACCCGAAGAAGGCCGTTGACGCATGGGTGAAGCAGCTTGCCCCCAACGGGATGATATTCATCGAACACACGATGTTGCACGCCCCGGAGGGGTCGAGTGCTTCAGATCCATTCGGAGCGCACCCCTTGATTATGCCTTACCTCGTCCTTGAATGGGGAGCCGGTGAATACTGCGTGACCGAGATCCTGAAGCCCGACCACAAAAAACCGCATTGGCGCACTGAGGAAGAAACCGACCTGGATATCTGGCTATTTGTGATCCGAAAGGCTGGCTAGACTGATGGCCAATTCTCGTCATCCCTGAAATTCAGAGGGATGAGCTTCATGGCTTCCAGAACATCGGAAGCGGCGCGGATGGCTTTGACCATATCCCAAACGGCTTGACCGGCGGTAACTTCCGCCTGCTCCTCTTCGGTCCAGTTTGCAGAGCCTTTGATGGCCAGTTCGGCAGCGCGGGCTGTTAGGTTGCGCTGCTTCCATTCCGGTGCAATTTCCAGAATGCGGCGCTTAGCTTCTTCCTTTACCTCTTTGGCTGTGACGGGAAGAGACGCAGGCCGGGAGAATGTGCCATCACCATTGTCGGTGTCTCCGGGAAACACTGTATCGGAAACTTCCGGCCAACCCGTCATAGGGTCAAAACTGACCGTGACAACAACGCCGTTTTTGATTTCTGCAATCTTGGCCATCAGACTGCCCTCACGTTGACTTGCCCAAAGACTTCAACACCACTGATCGCCGACCCGCCGACCCCGAGACCATCTGTCGCTTTCGTGGCTTCGACCTCGTACTGCAACTCATAGGTATTTCCGGCAACGAGCGTCCCTTTGCCCACGACATGTCCCGTGCTGAAGGCACCGGCGCGGATGTAGGTCATGCTGGAAAGAGCAACGTCCTGGCCATCTGTGATGTTTCGAAGATAAAGCTTGGAGCGCAGAGTGTTGTAAAAAACAGCCCAGAAGTCACATTCGCAATCGACTGTTACTGTGAACTGATTTGATGAAAGTGAAATGATCCCTTTGGCGTCTTGGACTTCGGTGTTTATCGGGTAGGTTTGCCGTGACCCGGAAGTTGCCGACCCGCCGTTGGTGTCGTTGGGTAGCTGGTATTGCAAGATCGCCGGGGCACCCGCCTTTGCTTCAAGTGCGGCGACATCTGAAATGACGTTGGTCAGATCCTGAATGACATTCGCCGCTGTGATCAAAACCGGATCATCGACACCATCGGCTACCTTGACCGCGATGTAACCGATAATCGTCTTCGGCCGTGTTTCTGTGTCACTGACTTTCGCACCAGGTGAATTGCCGCTGTCAAATTGCAACTTTACATTTGAACCAGCCGAACCTTCCGCACCGGGATGAGCGCCGTTGGTGGCAGTGTAGGCACCCGAATAGTGTCCAGAATTGGGAGGACCCCGGCCTGTGAACGGTTCGTCTATTTCACCCGTGATGCGCTGCATCGCATCTTCTTGCAAGGTACCCATCGTGCCACCGGCTTCCGGGTTGATCGCGCCGGACGGATCACCAAACCGGAAATAACGACCGGCAAATGGTGGGAAGTTACAGGTCGTTGAACCATCGCCGTTGCCATAGCGAAACACTCGGCAGGTTGTCCCGTTGGCTGTGGCATTGGCCGAAAGCGTCACTTGCGCAGGGCCATCAATGGAAAGGATCGTGGTTCCGGCCGGGATCTGAGGCCCTTCAACGTCCATGCCGGCAGCAAGATCCTGATCGGACCCGATACCGGTGACCACGGCCGAGCCGCTGGTGATGACCACAGTGCGCTCCGGCGCATAGTGGTCGAACAACATGTGATAGGTTGCGCGATTGAACACCTGAGACGCGGTTTTGACCACAACCCAGAACGCGCTTGGTGCTGCATCGCTCATCCAGAGCATGGTCGAGCCGATCGGCAGCTCCGCGCCGAGTGCCGAGGCATCGGCCTTGCCCTGAATGTCCGCGTCCAGTTCCTCGATCGCGTCCTGGACGTTTTCCGCCCCTACGGTGCCGGCTGGCGTGAAAGGCGTACCTGCGGCGTTGCCCAAGACCGTGTTCTGCGCATCAATCGCCGCCTGTTCGGCGTCCGCTTTTGCCTGTTCCGCATCCGTCTTTGCCGTTTCGGCAAGTACACGATCGGATTGTGCGGATGTAGCGTGTCCTTCCGCGCTTGAGATCTCGGCCGCCGTTGGCCCCTCGATCGGTTGACCGTTCTCATCGAATATCGGAACCGTATTCGCCCGTGTTGCCGCATCGGGAAATGGATTGATCGATTCCCCGATCGGAACCCGCAAGGATCGCGACAGGTCGGTTTCCGGCAAGGGACCGATAAGCACCCAGGCCCCTGATCCAGAGTCGCCCGATTTCTGATAGACCCCGCGATTGGCAAGCACCCCATCGCCCCAGACTTTCGCCACGGCGCCGGCGTTCCAGTCAAGGTCGGCCTGCAGCTCCGCAAGCGTGGAATAGTCCGCTCCGAGAGAAGCGCCCACCTGCGTTACCAGCTTTTCAACGGGAATCGTGGCCAGCGACTTGACGCCGGCCGTTTCCACATGAGCCACCACTTCCTTGACCACCGAGGCCGAAGGTAGGTTGTCCGTTTTAACGCCCAAGGGTCTCTCCTATGTAACAGTGACCGTGAACGGCCCGGCGATCGGTCCCGCCTGGTCGTCAAGGTTCTGCGGTTCGAGGTAGTAGTCATAGTCACCTGCCGGCAGCAGGCTGGTGTCCTGGCCGGTCGCATCGCCGTCAGTAATCACCAGTGTCGACGACTTGGTCACGGCATGCGTGCCGATCAGATGGTTTGGCTGGTCCAATGTGCCGCCAGCAGCCAGCCGATAGATGATGACACTGACGACGTTGTCGTCGTTCTGCGTCACGATCGTGATGACGGCATGAGCGACAGCCCCGACAACACCGCTGCCGGCTCCAAGCGGCATCGGCAGGTCGGCGTCTTCCTCCCCGATCGTCACGGCTGCAATCGAATTGTACGGCCCCGGCGTTCCGTTCGGTGTCAGGGCACGAGCGCGCAAATCAACATTGTCACCACTGAGATATCCGGATATCGGTGATCCACCGTCACCGGCCGAAATCGTCACGGTGCTCCAGATGACGTCACCGGTTTTCCGGTGATCGATTTCAAAGGTTCCGATGATCGCCGAGCTGCCGGCACCTGGTGCAATCAGAACATCAAGCCCGTCGACGCTGCCGGTTCCAACCAGGCCGGTGCGCACTGCGGTGAAGACGGGCGCAGACGGCACCGCCAGCGGATCGCTGAGTTCACTGCCGACAACGCCCGACCAGGTTGGCGGGTTTTCCGCATCGGTCAGCGTGTCGACTTCCGGCGAGGCGTCGATCATCGTCACATGGCTGGTGAAGTTTTCGCCCGACTCGATTCCCTTGACGATCAGTGCCCGGCTTTCCGAAACGGCCTTGCCGAAATGAACAATATCGCCCTCGCCCGGCAGAAAACCACTTCCCGCGAGCGTGACAGCGTCAGTCGTGCCGGCAACCGTGATGACGCTGCGCACGGTCGATGTTCCGATCGTGTCGACCTCCGAAAGGCCAGAACGAAACCGGATTGCATAATCCTCGCCGGCTTCCATGGTGACCTGTTCATCGAGCAGAACAATGCCATACTCAACATGGACAACACGCGCAGAAACTTGCGTTTCTTCGAGTGTATCAAAGGACCCCATGACCAGGTCGCCGCGGGTTGCGACGCGGGCCGCACCATCCTGCAAGGCGCTATAGGCGTTCGGACGGTGGATCAGTTCGTATTGACGCCGGCGTGCTTCAATCCAGATCTCGTCCGGATCGGTCTTGCCCGGCAACTCGATTTCTTCGGTCAGCGTGATATCGCCGGAAAATCCCGGCCAGGGAACGATCCGCTCGGCCGGTTCATAGTCGTTGGTTTCGTCAAAGAACGGCACCCGGAAGGCATCGGGCGGATTAAGGTAAGCCCGCTGCCAACGGAAACTGTCGGAATTGCGCGGGCTGATGTGATCAATCACCAGGTCCTGCGGCCTGTCGACCACAACGCCCCACACGACCCCGTCATGGCGCGGCGATGCCCTGCCGGCACCTGCAATCAACTGAAGCGTTTCCAGCAAGGCAAGATTGGTGTCGAGAACGAAATTGAACTCAAGTCCCTTGGTTTCGCAGTATTCATGCCACACGGCAAGCTGCGCGAGATCAATGCCGCTATCGGCGACCGGATAGGCATTGACAGTCGATTGCAGCGCATATCGGAACAGCGACGCCGGGTTGGTCGTCTCCCGCTCGATCCATGTGCCGCTGACCTTGTCCCAATCCGGGCAAACCCGGGAACAAATGGCACTGAAATTGTCGAGTGCACCGCTCAGCTGATAGGTCGCCTTGATGCGAACAGCAACGAGCGCGAGCGGCTTTTCATAGTTGATCGGGTATTCCGGACGGAACGTCTGAACTGCGACCAGAACGGACCGATCCTGGACCCGTGAACTGGTCCGCTCGTCCGTCATCCGCGTGACCTCGATCTCGTATCGGCCGCGCGCCGGAAAGTCCCAGCTGTGCTGCCGGTAAAACCCCTCGCGCTTTGCCGCGGAGATGTTCATTGTCGTGACATCGGTCCAGGGACCCTCGCTGTCCTGTACCCGGTACCGGATCCGGATCGAAACGGCGAGCGACTGAAGATTGCCGTTGTTGTCATAATTGAAGAGCCCGCCTGGAAACGAGACCAGCACCGATGCCCCCGTGCCGTTGGCTGCGGAGTAGCGAACCACAGGTTCTTCTGTTGCCGCTCCGGCAATGACGTTACCGGCATCGTTTCTCGGCAGCGGCCGTGTCAGGTCACTGCCTGCGGCATCTTCGATCACCTGGCGCGAATAAAGCGTCACCGGATCGTCTGTCGCGAGCCCTTCCCTGACCTCGATTTCCACCTCGTCATATTCATCAAGATCCGTTGTTCCGATCTTGAAGTCGGAAAGCTTCACCGGACCAGGTCCAAACAAGAAGAGCGACCGGAGATATTGAATGTCTCCGACGATCTCGGTGTAGGAGCGTGCGCCGAATGGTGGAGCATACCGGTGCGTTCCGAAAACAACCGGCAACGGCGCATCAGGCGCAAGTCGGTTTTTCCAGCCGCTGATCGAATAGGACCGGTTGGTCTCGCTGTCGGATGTTGCTGCGGTCTCAGGATTGGCCGGCGGCACAAGAGCGTTGATCAGGAGATTTCCGAGCGCCGTGACACCGAATGTCAGAATCCCCTGCGCCAGGCCGGTTGAAATCCCCAGAACACCGGCAAGCGGCAGGGCAAAAAAGGCACCGATTGCAATCGCGGCAATCGCCACAACGATCTGCAGGATCGAGCGAAGAGCATTCTTACCCGGCAAAACGCGAATGACGACCCGCACACCGGGACGCGGACGCACGAACTGCCAGTTCTCACGCGCGATCACTTCGGCTCCGCGCTCCGTCACCAGAACGACCCGCAAAGGCAATTCCCCATTCAGGGCCGCCGGCAACGTAACCGCGATGATCTCCGCAATTGTCAGACCCGTCGGCAGCTCAAAGTCCAGACGGCCAGCACCGGGATCAAAAAGCGGTGCAGCGATGACGGGAACGATCTCAGCCATTGGACTTCCTCAACCGTTCGACATGCCGGTAGTGGCCGAGCAACCTCAGTTTCCAGGGACCGGTCCGGTAGCTTTCCACCTTGACCTGGTCTTCACCCTGGACGTGAAGCATCACTCCGTCGGAAACAACAACGCCGCAATGTGCAGCCGTCAGACCGCGTCGAAAAAGGGCAATGTCAAAAACCTGTGCCTTGCCTTCTACCTTGCGCCACGGCCCGACCTCGATCGCACTGGAAAAGAGCCCGTCTAATTCCTGACGTTCGTCGCAGCTGACATAATCTCCAACATAACTCGTCAGCTGCATGTCGAGCTCGCGGGCATAGATCAGCACCGCCAGGCCGTAGCAGTCACAGCCGGTCTGAGCGCGGCCGAACGCCTCAAACGGAATGCCGATATAAGAATTGCTCCAACTCATCTGTGAAGTCCCGGAAAGCGTTGTTTGGTCATACGGACGGACGGAAAGCTTTCTTCCTCGATCGGCTGACGGCTCAGGAAAAGCGTGATTTCCGAGGCATTGCCCTCGGCCCGGACAAGTTTCAGGTCCCGGTACTCCGCCTCGATCTGGTTCGGTGATGACGCCAGCACCAGCGCCATGTGGACGCTGGCCTGTGTCGTGATCATCTGGAGGACATCGGCAATGCCCCTGGTGACATTTTCAAGCACGAGCGTTGCTTCCGCCGGCGCCTCTTCCAGGTCGCTCGGCATGTCCGTTGACACCAGCACAAACTGGAAAGGCTGAGAAACAGGGTTCGCCCCGTTGAAGGTGGACCTTGTGCCGTATGCGAGCGGATCGTCGCTCAAACGTTCGGTCGGGTCAGTCGACAACCGAACCGGATCTGAAAGGTCCTCGTGCTCGATGTGAAACAGAGCCGCTTCGATTTCTTCCGTTGTGTGCGCATCATGGGAAAGCCGCTGGTTCAGCGAGATCCGCCTCATGGCATCACCGTGACGGGAAACGCGACAACAAAGTGCAGGCCGGGTTTGCTGACGGCCGGCATCGCCTCGCCAAAGAGGCAGAGCCAGTGCGCGGCGATCAGCAGTGGTTCATCGTCCGGTCCGAGCAGTGCCTTGCCATCAGGCGTCAGAAGCGGCCAGCCATCGGTGATCGGATCCGGCATCACGAATGGCAACGACCCAAGCGCGGTCTCGGCCTGATGGAAGTTTTCAAACACCGCCAGCTGATCGCGTGTCACCTTGATGCTGAGCGAGACAAGCTGCCCGACAGAGGAATACCGCCGGCGATATCCGGGCGGCCCGGATTCCGCGCGTTTGCGAATGCGTGGGTCCTGGAATTGCTTTTGAAACGCAGCACGCTGCGGCTTCGGCAGTTCAGGCGGCCATATAGGGATCATCTGTTGACCCTCTGTTTTTTGGTACCAAAGGTCTGCTTGAGCACCCGAGGCGCAGCGCCACCTGGTGTCGTCAGGGCATCGGCGACCCGTTCGGAGATGATGAACTTGATGTTGCGCCCGCCCCGTTCGTCCTTCTCTTCTTCAACCTTGACCTGCGAGTTGGAATAATTGTGCATCTCGATCTTGAGCCGATCGTCATTCGCAGCACCCCGGCGCGAGGCCGACATGCCGGAAGGCGTGGCAAAGGGTGCAACATGGCCACCGGACCGGAACCCTTTCATGGAGTTGCTGTGAAGCCGATCCAGGACGCCGACACCGATCCGGCGTGTTGCCTGCGCGCTGAACACATATTCATTCGCGTGAACGACGCCGGCGACATCGCTGTCTGAGCCTGGTCCTGTCGGTCCGCCGCGGCTAAAACCGAGAAAGCCACCAAGAGCCTTGAAAATACCGGAAAACAGCCCTCCAAAACCACCACTGCCACCAGTCCCGCCGGCACCGTCGCCCAGACCACCGAGGACGTTCTGCAGCCCCTCGGTCATTGATCCGGCAAGCTCCTTCGACTGACCGGCAAAGTCGCTCGCCGTGCTCGCCAGCGAACCGCTGCCCTCTGCAAGCGAACCGACCGCCTTGCCAAGCCCGCCGTCCAGTCGGGTCAGACTGGAGGACGCCGTGTTCAGATCACCGCCAAAAACATTGAGTGCCTCTTCGGCGGCCTGCAGGCGTCCGGTCCAGTTGTGCATGGCCTCAGGATTGCCGAAGGAAAACCCGGACGGCCGCTCGAAGCCACCAAACGCAGCTGTCGCCTCACGAACGTTTTGACTGCCGAGCAGGTCCCGGAAAGCCCGGCCCTCGCTCGTCTGCAATTCATGCCAGGCAAAATCCAGCTGCCCTTTGACATTGCCGAGGTTCTGGCGGCCTCCAATGAAATCAAACAGGTTGTTGCGCCGGTCATTGTGCTGGAAGAGACCAAAGGCATTGCCGCCGTCGCCAATCGCGAACGGGTTGAACGCACTTTCTGCATGGACATTCCCGACAATGCCCGCGACCTGGTGCGGCTGGAGGCCCTTGCCGAGGAAATACTGCCAGATCTGCGTGGCGACGGATCCGCCGCTTGACGGCGCGATCGCCGAGGACACCGCCGATGCCGCGGGCAATCCTGCCGGTGCTGCGACAGGCGGACTATACGTCCCAACCGAACCGGCTCCGCCACCTCCAACGGAACCGCCGCCAAACCTTCCACCCGTGATCGTGCTGAACAGGCGGGAAAGAAAATCGGTCGGCTGAGGTCCTCCAAGCAGGAAATTGAATTGCCCCGACAGGAAGTCCCGCAGGATCTGCTTTGCGAGCTGTTCCAGAACGTCCGACAGTTCTTCACCGTTGACGATGGCATCGGCCAGACCGTCTGCGAGTTCTTCGCGCAGCGGTTCGGTTGCCTCGCGCAGATCGTTCGTGCGCCGCTCCGCAACGACCAGCTGAGCCGCATAAGCGCTCGGTCCGTTGCCAGAGGCGATTTCGTCAAGCCGCTCAAGGGCAGCTGCAGCGTCATCCGTTGCTGCCGCATAATCGCGCATGGCCTTCGCGCGGGCGTCGTTGGCATTGCCACCGGCACGGGCAAACAGACCCTCGCTTTCCAGTTCGGCAATTCGGCGCAGCCGCTCTGCCAGTTCCTCGGCGGGTGTCCGGCTGGCCTCGATCAGTTTCTTGACTTCGGCGAGCCGCTTTTCTAGTTCGCGGCTGCCGGTCGCGTTCAGCTTGTCGACGACCTTCTGATAATCATCAGCAGCCCTCGACCGGGCGTCGGCTGCCTGGCTTGCCGTGAGCAGACCCTGCTCTTCGGCCGCGGCAATGTCCTTCAGGGTTGCCTGGTATTTGTCCGCCGCCGGCGTGATCTTGTTGATCCAGGTCTCGGCAATCTTTTCAAGGCGCTTGCGCTCCTCTTCCGACTGGAAATTCCGATCCTGGTCTGCGGTTGGTCCACGTTCACCCGGTTGGTCCGAATCTGCCGGTTTTCCATCGCGGATGTCGACAATTTCCTGAAGCCTAGCCGCTTCTTTGTCCAGCAGTGCAAGCCGTTCTCTTTGAAACTTCAGTCTCGCCTCTGCGATGGAGTCGTCCCGGCCCTCAAGTTCGGCAATGGACTGCTTCAACAAGATGCGCTCATTCAAGACCCTGGCGTATTCGGCTCTCACGCCGTCAGTTGACCGGTTTTCAACTTCCCGCGTCAGGTCGATCAACGTGCTGAACCCCGCCAGGGCTGTTGCCAGAAACTCGGTCAAGGCCTGCATGGCAGGCGCTGCATCGAGCAGAGCGCGCTTGAGGTTCCGGTCGATGGTCTGCGCTGCTTTCGTCAGTTCGCTGTCAAGGTCTTCCGCCCGCCCGACGAGATCGGCCTCGAAGACGAGCCCAAGCTCACGCGACTCCTCGACAATGAGCCGGATGTTGTCCGCACCGCGATCGATCAGCTCCACAAACCGTTCGCCGGCGGTCCCGCCAAACAGTTCGTCAGCAATCCGGATCTGCGCCGCCCGGTCGAAGTCTTGCAGGCGCTCGACAATCTCGACCAGCAGTTCGGACGGGTTCTTGAGTTTTTCCTTCAGTTCCTCGGCAGTGAAGCCAAGCCGCTGGAATGCCTCGGCGGCCGGTCCAACACCGGTGAAGATGAATTCATCCGCGCGCAGGTTCAGTTCCTTGATGCCGTCGGTCAGGGCATCAACGGAAATCCGGTTCCGGTCCGCTACAAGCTGCAGTTCCTGGAAGGCCTCGACGTCGATACCGGCACGGCGCGCAGCATCGCCAATCTCGGCGATCGAGCGGGCGGCATCTCTCGATGACGTCACGATCTTGGTAAAACCGAGCGCCAGGGCGCCGATGCCGATGGCAGCCGCAGCTCCTGCAGGTCCCATGGCGCGCAGACCCGCGCCGGCAGCACCGAGATTGCCTGACAGACCGGACGCGCTCGTCTTCAGATCGTCGACAGCAGCATCGACGGCTTTCAGGCTGCGCCTGGCCGGCTTGCTGGCCCGCTCGATCTTGCGCAAGGCCTCTTCGCCCTCCGCGCCGAACTTGCGCAACTCACGCCGCACGACCTTCCCGTCAACAGCGGCAAGCCGAATGCCGACTTCTGGCATTCTACCTCTCATGGTCAGCTCCGTGATGTTCCTGGAAAGAATTCAGGAAGGCGGTTTCGTATTGAACGAGAAAGTCCGACACGATGCCTGCCTCCGATGCGGAAAGGTCGCCGGCGCGCGCAAGTGCCTCGCCGATCAGGAGGCCGGTGCGGCGTCCGTCCTGGTCGGATTGACGCCACACCCCTGCCCCCGTTGCCAACCGCACGGCCAGATGACCGAGGCCCGTTTGCGGCTGGTTCTTCTCGATCGGACATTTCTGCCCGCAATTCTGGTTCAGCTCTTTGCAGCCTTCGCAGTATCGTCCTCCGCCTCGCCCGAACCAGGCTGCGAGACGGCCGATCCGTTTCCCTCTTCTCGAACCGCGAACTGGACGGAATAGGCAATGGAATCGAACTTCTTTTTCATGTCCGGATGAAGCAGAAACCGGCCGATCGTCGTCCGGTTGATTGCAAGTGGTTCGTCGTCTTCGCCGGCAACGTTCTCCCAATGTGTGACGAGCTGCTCAAACAGCAGCACGCTGGCAATGAAGGAAGAAAGACCCAGAAAGTTGCGGAACCGGTCGGCAACGAACTGCTCCTCGTCCGTCTCGTCTTCACCGTCCTCTTCCGGTCCAAGGCGCAGATCATGATCAATCAGGCTCTGCGGCACGCCGTAAATGGTGAGCGCATTGCGCGACAGGATCATGTCCCGGATCGCCCGGCTGGATTCGGCCTGCGCCTGGTCAACGTCAATGGAGTTGGCCGGACGCATGATAAGGACCACACCGAGAGGAAACTCAACGGCGCGGTCCTCGAACGAAAACTCGGTCGGTTTAAACGGCATAGCTGTCGACATTGTTGGTGACGGTCACGGTGAGCATCGGTGCACCGGTGGTTTGCTCGGCGCGGAACCCGAATTCCGATTCCAGACGGCCAGGACCGTTAATCGGCGCAAACGGTGCCCGGTCGAAACGCACCGCCGGCATTGCAAAGTTGATCTTCGCGTCGACGGCTTCACCAAACTCCAGTTCGAGCGCCACCGGATCCCCGGCGCTCATGATGTCGAAATAGGTATCGTCGACATACCGGACCCGGCCGTTGCCGGTCAGCTGTGCCTCGTCGTCCAGGTCGAACCCGGCGACGAACTTGGTGCCGTTGATCGAACCGTCTTCAGAAAAGCCGTTCTGATAGTTGATCGACGCCCCGAGGAAGTTGCCGGCAAGAACGCTGTTGACCCGCAACAGCCCCTGCGACGCCGGCAGCAAGGATGTCGGCACCATCGCCGCAGGCGAGCCTCCGCCTGTGCTGGAGAGCTTGACCTGATTGCGCGCAAGGCAGTTCAGCGTCACCTGGCGGAAGCCCCCGCCACGGGTCGCATCCAGCGAGAAGCCGTTCGTGACGACACCGATATTCTGGTAGAACGCCGCGCCGGCACGCTTTTCAACTTCAATGGTCCGCCAGGGCAGCTCTTCGCTGCCGGATGTCCACACATGTGTGTAAGGCCCTGCCCCGCTGGTGACCGGCGCACCGAAGAGCATGGTCAGCCAGTAGGGAAAGTGATTTGCATCGAGCGGCACGACGATGTCGCCGGACGCTGTCAAAAGACCCGGCTGCGGCTCGGTGGCATCGCGGTTGTTGTTACGTGCCAGGCCGATAAGCGGGTTCTGCTCGAACGGTTCGGATTCTCCGAGGTTCTCTGAATAAAAGAACGTCGAGATATAGTTGCCGATCGCAGCTGTATCGAACGCGGTTTGCGTGCCGAACAGGAGGTTCGCGGTCTTGCCGCGCGGTTTGGCTGTCGTTCCCATGGGATGCTCCTTTGGATCAGCCGCTCACTGCGGCAATGGACTTGTCTCGCTCGCTCGCCGGACGGATCTTTCCGTCGAGCGCCTTGATGGCGTCCGGCTCAAGCCAGAGAACCTTGCCGCGCACCTGGTCGCCGTGGTCCTCAAGCAGCACAAAGTGGCCCGCCTTCGGCGCGGCCGTCGTTCGCTTCGCGGTCATGTGTCACCTATGAAGTGGTCAGAAAGGTTGGTCCGAGGTCAGCTCGACCTCCAGGGTGATAATCAGCCCGGCAAGGTTCGGCACCCCGTCGGTCACAAGGCCGCTGCGCTGGATGCCGGCAACGCGGCTGTTTTCACAGGCACCACCGAGCGTCAGATCAGTGTCGATCGCCGCGGCAACGGCGTTGACGATCGCCGCGAGCGCGGCCCTGCGATCGGCGTCCGTGTCGCCGCTGACGATGACTTCCAGCTGCGGCAGCAGTGTCAGTTCATAAACCGAACCGCCGCCGATCAGCGTGTTATCGACACGAATGTCGCCGTCGATCAGGTTGGCAAAGCCCTTGGCGTCACCTTCGAGTGCTTCCAGCATCTTTTCCAGCGGCTCGTTCCGGTGAACCGACGGAATGGACGTTTGCGTCGCGGCAAGCGTCGTCAGGACGGTCTGGAGCGCTGTCAGGGCCGTATCGGTTTTCATTGACCGAGCCTTTTCGATATTCCAGCAACGACCCTTTGGGCATAGAGCCGCTCGGCGATCGCTGCGACGGAATCAATGTCAAACCGTTTGGCAAGTCGGACCTGCTTGACGAGCACATACATCAAAACCGGCTGGGACTTTGAACGCCCGCCCTTTTTCACAATCCGGGACTTGCGCTTTTTGCCACCCGATCGCCTGAAGCCCTTTTCGGCGATCGCGTAGAAAACCCGGTTTCCATTGCCCGGCTTGGGAATGACCTTCAGGCTGTCCAGGCCGAACGTGCCGAGAAAGTCTTCCATCGACATGCGCCTGCTACGCACACCACGTTTGCGGCTTGTCGGCGCAAAGTCCGTCGGGATTGCAAGAAACCCGCCTTGCCTGGTTGAGCGGATGGGATCCCCAGACGAAAAGGCGGAAACGATGCGCGGTGCCTTCGACCAGATCAATGCTGCAGGCTCCAGGGTCTGGACATTGCGGCGCGGATAGGTCCTGTGGCGCCAGGTCTTTGCCAGACGGTTGCCCAATCCGGCCGAATGGACTTGTTGCCGGAAGCGCTTTTTTACGGTCGCTGCGACATCGTCCGTCGCTTCAAAAATGGCGCGTGCGACTTCGGCGGTTTGCCGATCGAGTTCCTTTTGCAGATTGCCAAAGGCTGCAAGCTTGATATCAGGCATTTTGAACAACCACGCGGCAGCGCCAGACGAGCCTGGCGGCATCCTTGAGCACAGGCTTGGCAACAATCCTGTGCGTTTCGCTGTTCACCGTGAACGTTCCGCCGTCCACCGGCGCCACTTCACTGTCGCGCACCAGGAAGATGGTTTCCCGCCCGACCGGACGTGACGCGCCACCAAAGTCGATGCCGACATCTTCATCGTTCTCAAACAGGAGCTTGCAGGGTGTCGACCCATACTGGCTGTCGACGCCAAGCCGTTCAAAGGCGGCGTCGACAGCTCTTTTTGCAATATCAGAGCGCATCTGCGTCCAATCAGTCCGAAGAAAAGACTTCGACGACGAGGTTTGGCTGCTTGCAGACCGCGATGCGGTTGGACTGAGATTTCATCTCAACGCCCGCACCGTGGTCCAGAACCTTGCTCGACACATAGATCGGATCGGAAGCATCAGGCGCTACATTGACCATGTCGATGTGATGCACCGGCCCCTGGTAAGTGCGGAACAGATTTTGCGTGCCGGCAGGATAGGCGTGCCCCTTGCCTGCCTCGACGATCGGCTCGGATGTGATCGCACCCGCCGTGTTGCGAACCGGGAATGTTCCCTTGTACTCTCGGAACAGGATCTGCCCGAATTCGAAAACCCGCCCCCAATTGCCGCCGAGGCGTTCGCGCTCAAAGTCCTGAAGTCTGGATGCCTGCTGCGTCTGGATCCAGAACTTTTCCGCATTCGGATGTGAAACGAAGCGATTGAAGAACGACGGCGACACGACGGTTTCAATCTGCGTCGACGTCTCGCCCTTCAGGTTGGTCTGGACGTGGTCAATCACCTCCTCGCATTTTTCGACAAGGTTGGTGCCGGCGGTACCAAGCTTGAAGTCGATGGTCTTTTTGGTGAGGCCAAAGACACTGAACAGATCGTACATAGTGCGACCCTTGCCATCCTTGATCAGGCCGCGAAGCATGCCCATGCGGATATATTCCAGCGTGATCGCGTGATGACCCCGGATCGTGTTGAGGCGGCGCGCGGACTCGGTGCTCAGGTTCCGGGCATTCATGACACCGTTGATCACTTCAACGCCGCCGACCAGGTCCTCGGCCTTGATGGTTTCAAGATGCGGGAAATGCGGGATCATGAGGATCGTGCCGCCGACATCGTCCTGCTCGGACATCTGGCCCGGTGCGCCCGGTTCATCGGCCGCAAGGACGACGAGCTGGCCGTCGCGGAAGTCAATGCGCACAAAGCGTGACGCCATCAGTTCGCTCGGCGCAATATTCAGCGCATTGAGCATCCCGAAGTTGTTGGGAATGCGGTTGACCTCTTCGGTCAGCTCGACATTCGAATAGGGAAAGAGAATTTCCGGCATAGCCTTTCACTCCTGGTGGGATCCGGCTCAGCCGGAATTCATGAAAAAGGCCGGCTGTGCCGGCCTTGGGTTCCTTGGCGGGTTCCTTGGCGGGTTACGTGGTGCGGACCACGATCCCCTGTTTTTCGAGGTCCTGCAGGGCGACCGCCTTCTGCGCATCGGTCACTCCGTCCGGCCAGACGATGCCATTGGCAAAGCAAAGCGCATCCCGGCGAAGCACGACGAGGCCGATATCGAGATCAACACCGTCCTGCGCCTCTGCCGCGGTCGCGGCGATGCCCCACGGAACCTCGGACCCGTCAGACGCGGTCGGGTCCCAGGCAACGGCCTTGCCGGCATTCGGATTGATGTCCGCACCGGTGACGGTGATCTCGAAGCGGTCGCCGGCAGCAAAGTCATTGCCACCATCCGCGATCGTGAACCGCACCTGCTTGGTGAAGGCCGCGCCGACCTTGGCCGTGCCGACGGAATCGCCATTCGGGTCGGTGACCTCGAACGTGCCGCCATTGGTGGCCGGGTCGGTGCAGACCACCTTGTAGATGCCCTCCTTCACCGCACCGGTGATGGCGGGCGTCGACATGGACATGACGCCGTTGCCCGTGTTGCCGGCATGGGCTGCAACGGACGCGGTGGTCGCACTCGCAGTTGCCAGCATGGCAACAATCATGCCGACAGCAATGGTGCGAACGGCGCCACTGCCTGCAAGCAGAACGACACTTTCGCGCGAAAAGTCGGGATTGGCCTCCCATTTCAGAACCGAAGTCAGACCCTTCGGCTGGGTCATTGTGTAATGCGGCAGCATGTTGAAATCCCTTTCAATCAGCCGAGTAAAGGTGTTCCCCGGCCCGGATCAGGTCGAGGTCAGATGTCGTGAAACGCGAATGCTGGATCAGGCGGCAGGAACGAACCGGTCGACAGCCCTGGAAAGGCCGGAGCGTTGTTTTTCGGTTTTGACCGGTCCGCCGAGGTCAAGATCGGCGTCAGCAGACGCTTTGTCCTTGCGGGACGCGAAGTCCTCGTCTTCTTTCGCCTCGGCCTTGGCCTTCGGCGATTTCCCGAGTGCGGCAGTTGCTGCCTCCGGGCTCTGGTCCGTGTCAAAGGCAAAGTGACGGGCGAGATCCTCCCGGCCCTTTGCCTCGTCGCCGTCCAGAATGGCCTTGATGCGACCCCGTTCGGCAACCGCACCGGCCTTTTCACCTTCACTGCGCGCCGTGGCAACGGCAGAATCGAGCTGCTCCTGTGTAATGCCCGAAGCTGATGCATCGGGCCCTGCGTTGTTCCCGCTCATGGATAGTCTCCTTTGCTGCGAGATTGTGCGCCCGACGCGGGCGCGGGAAAGATCTTCAAGGACCTCGTCGAATGTGCCGATTTCATCGGCAAGACCGGCCGAGATCGCCTCGTCCGAAAACAGCGTATTGGCTTCCAGGTCGCGGATCGCCGCGTCCTCCAGTCCCCGGTGCTCGGAGACCAGGGACACAAAGCGCGTCATGATCGAATTGATCCGGCCCTCAATCGAGGACAGCGCGTCGCCTTCCAGCGGCCCAAACGGATGACCGTCGACCTTGCGCGCACCGGCATGGATGATGGTTGCCTTGACCCCGCGACTGTCCAGCTGCTTGCTGCGATCGAAGTGCAGCCAGAGAACGCCGATCGATCCGACTTCCGAGCTTTCGGTCATGACGATCTTCGAAGCACCGCTCACAAGCCCATATGCGGCAGAAGCGGCAAGAGAGTTTACAACGGCAATCACGGGCTTCTGTTCGGAAACAGACCGCACCAGGCGTGCGGTTTCGAACATGCCGGCAGCGGCACCGCCCGGTGAATTCACATCGAGCAGAATGGTTGAGACCTCGTCGTCAGCTGCGGCCCTGGTCAACTGCTCGGCGAAACCCTCATAAGACGTCATGCCGGAATATGACCCCATCCAGGCACCACGGTTGACCAGTTCGCCCATGAGCTGAATACGGGCAACGCTGCCGATCCGCGCATATCCCTGCCACGTCGGCCCGTCCGCATCCGGTTCGATCACTTCCTCGCCGCGGAACCGGTTGCCCTGCGGCTCCACCGTTGCCTGGCCAAGCATGCGCGCAGCCAGATATTCGCCCATCAAGAGGCCCTGGCTTTCTGACAGCAGCAAAGGCGTGTCGAACACCTGCGAAGCTGCCCGGAGGTAACTCAGTTCGTTGATTTCCGGCATGGGATCGCTTTCCTAAAATCCGCCGCGCATGGCAAAGCGGGTTCGAATGCCCTGACTGCGATTGCATTCCGCCTTGAGCCTTGTGATCAGCGCACCAAGCTCCTGCAGACTGGCAGGTTGAACCGCGACGTCGAAGTCCTGATACTTGACGCGAACTTCGCTCTCACCGGCGGCAAGCTTGTAATAGGCGGTCTGAAGCACCGGCCAGACCAGGCAGGGATCGGACGTGTCGATGCCGTCAAAGAGGCTGGCCATCAGTCACTGTCCTTTTTGTCGTCGTCTTCGTCCTGGTTCCGGTCTGCACCGTCGTCGCCGTCCTCGTCGTCTTCCTCGCTCTTGCCGGCCAGCGGCGAGCCTTTGGAAGCATGCGGATCCGAGAGTCCGAGGTCCTGGTACCGCTTGGTTTCGCGAGCGCGCTGTTCGGCAACAGTTTCCCACTCGTATCCAAGTTCACTGCACTCGATCGAAAGGTTAGTAACGCCACGCTCCAGGCGTTCACCCATGGATTTTGCCGACTTCAGATCGTCAGCCGTCGGTTTGGCCGGGCCGTTCCAGTCGGCTTGTGTTGCTGCGGCGCGAACCCGAAGGAAATTGCGATAGCCACCTGGAAACGAGATCCAGCGATTAAAAATCTGCTCTTCCAGCCACGCGTCATAAACAGCTTGGTAGAACGGCGCGACCAGATCCTCACGCCGCCCCACGACCTGCGGCCACAGCGATGCAATTCCCATGCGAACGCTCGAATAAGTCGCCCCTTCGTAATCGAAGGCAAGCGCCTCATAGGACACGCCGATCGCGCGGGCGATCTCGCGCAGCAGGTTCCGCATGAACGGCAGATAATTGTTGTGCGGATGGTTCGTGTTGTGGAATTGAAGCTCTTCACCGAAGAACAAGTGCGCTATTTTACCGTGCGCGCCTAGATCGAGTTTGGAGTCCTTCGCCCACTCGCTTTTGGCATCGAAAAACGACTGCAATTCACTAGGAGGAGAGGACTTGCCGTCGTTGTCGCCTCTTTCACTAAGTCCTTCAAAAACTTCCTCCGAGAGCGCGTCCGACTTGATCGTCGCGGCGAAAACAGTCTGCAAAAGAGCAGCAACGAGCGTGGCGTCTGCAAGCTGGTCGACCTGGCGAAACACCTTCAGGATGGCCGCAAACGGCGAGATCCCGCGCGTCTGATCGGCATTGCCGTCAAACGTGTGAATGATCAGCGGACGCCCGTCCTTGTCGCGCGCGCGCATATCGACGGTCTTATCAAAACCGTTTTGACGAGCCCGAACACGATAGCCGATCGCCATGCCGTCAGCATCGAGATAAACACCCTGGTGCAACCGGATCTCTTCACGGGTTTCCTGCGTGACCCGGAGTGGCGTTAAAAGCTGGATTTTCGTGCGCGTGAGAGAATTCGGCCTCTTGCGCAGAACAACACGTGCGACCCCTTCCCCGAACGCGAAGTTGGAGTGCATTTGAGCCTTCGCCATCTTGGCAACTGTCATCTTGCCGCGAGCATCACATTCCATCGGGTTGCGTGCGTAGGACCGAAAACGTGCAGCAACATTGCGCGCCCACTCGCCGGCTTCATCCTGGCTGGTGAAACCACACACCTGCCAGTCCGGCTTGGGCGTCAGTTTTAGACCGTTTCCGATTGTATCGCCTACGGCTTGATCGACTGCGCCTTTCATCCAACCCGAATTATGGATCGATTCAATCGCACGCGATGCGACTAACGACCACGCCTGGCGCACGTCTTGGGATGCTTCGCGCAGCATCGGCCGCGGCCAGCCGGCGAGAAAACCACTGCGGTCCGGACGCAGGAATTGCGCAGACGGCTGAGCTTGCTCCGGAAGGACTTCCGAGCGCGGAAATGACGGCACAGATGTTCGCATGATTACCCGTTCAAGGATTTGGCAAGACGTGCAAAGGGATTGTCTTTCGGCTTTGCCGGCTCGTCAGCCGGTTTCGGCGCAAGCGGAAGATCTTCCATATCGAGCTGCACTTCGGTTGCCTGCGTGCAGCGTTCTGCCTCCAGGCCATCCCAGACAGCGCCGGGCATGGACCGCAGACCGAGTTTCGTCGCCGCGGCTTCCGCCTGGTTCATCGTATCGAGCGGTTCGTTCGCCTGGAGCGGATCTTTCGTCCAGCGCCAGACCTCAAACCCGTCCTTGTTCTTCTTCGCGACACGGCGCTCAGCCGTCAGGCCTCGGAAATATTCGTCATCGAGACCACAAGGAAACGAGACAAAACCCGGTTCGAGCGGATCGGTCTTGCGGATGTTCTTGTAGAGCCCGAGTTTCATGATCGAGCTGTTGAAATTGTAGAACCGGCGGGAATACTTTTTCACCTTGCCGGTTTTCTCGTTGTACTCCTGCTTCACCCGCTGCAGGCGCGGTGCGGTTTCCGATCTGGCTCCACGAACCATGATCACGCGCGCCGCCGGAAAGCGCCTCGCCCATCCCCAGACATCGGTCGTATAGGCGTTGCCGTCGATTGCCGTCATGTCGGGTCTGAGCCGATGCCCGTATGCATTCGGCCATTCGTTATTGACCAGGACATCGAGCAGCCCCCGTGTAGACTTTTCGCCGACATAGCCAGGAACAACCCCGTAATCGATCACGAAGCGGCGGAGGTTCCGGTCCCAGCCGACAAGTTGCCATTCCAGCCGATCGCCCTGAACGTCGATCCCGAGCGTGATGAACACGGCACCGGCAGGGATCTGCCCCTTGGAATATTCCGACACCGCGGCCCGGTCGCGGAGGTCCTCCCAGGGAGGCGCGTCGCCGGCGGCCTCATAGGCAAGCCCGACGACGTCATTCATGAACGTCTGCTCGCTGGCCGGGTCGCCCTTGGCCTTCAACCAGGACCGCGCGATCCGCTCAAAAGTCTGCAGAACCGAATAAGCAGACCAGATCCAGAAGGACCGGTGCTGACGTTTGGCATTCTCATTGCCCGCACGCCATTCAAGCTGCTTGAGCATTGCAGGCCGGTGATGCTCTTCGATCACCCCGCCGCACTCAGGGTCGGTGCAGGTGAAATGCGCGCGCTCCGGATGCTCTTCCTTCAGATTGGCGAGCATGTTGTCCCACTCAAGGACCTGCATGTGACCGCAATGCGGGCAAGGGACAAACGGTTGCTCCTGGCTGCCGTCCTCGTAATTTCGGGAAATCCGACATCCGGGAAGAACCATCGGTGTCGAGATCTTCGTGATCTTGGCGAATTCATGTGCCTGGCTACGCGAATCCGCCTGAGCTTCCGGGTCGCCGGCCGAATTTGTCTCCCATTTCGCCAGATCGTCCTGGACCTGGTTCTTCATGGTCACCATGGAGAGCGACGCAGGAGAATTCGCACCGGAAATCTGGATGGCGCCCCGGCCGTCACGCCGTTCCTTGTAAAGAACCGAGTCGCCGCCATCCCTGCTCTTCTGCGGGAACAGCGCCCTGAGCGAAGCGGTGTTTTTCAGCATCGGCGCCAGTTTCTGCTTTGACCAGCGCTGCGCATTGCCTTCAGTCGGGTGAACGTAGAGGAAATCGCCCGGCACCATTTCGAGCGAGCCGCAGCAGAAGATGTTGGCCAGGACCGTTCCGCCAAGCTGCGCGCTTTTTTTCAGCGTCACAATCCGGCACGGATCATCCGGCGACATCGCCCGCAGGACCTCGTCAAAATACCCGAAGAGGTCCCGGTTGTACGGTCCCGGATACGGGCTTTCACGTTCGGAAAGGACGATATTGTCCTCTGCCCATTTCAGGTAATCGACCTTCGGCGGCGGCGTCCAGGCATCCGCCATGGCGTCATAGGCCAGCCGCTCCGGGTTTGCGGTCTCTGCAACGTGGCAATTCACTCGGCTGCTTCCATCATCGTCTCGCCGATCTCCGTCTCGACGGTGGCCGGCAGGGCTTCTGCCTTCGCTCTGGAAGCCTCCGCCGCCCGTCCGCGCATCTCGGTAAACTCGGACCGAAGCTCGTGGAGCACGTCGCGGACCGGCAATTCGAATTTCGACGCGATTTTCGCGGCCATGGTCGGCAGCGCCCCCTCGAACGTCTGGATCATCTGGACCGCAATCCGGGTGTTGCTGGCACTGACCTCTTCGGTTGGCGTGAACCGGCCTTTGCGCGCCTCTTCGTCCTCGGCCGCCTTCCGGCTTCGGATCTGCTCCTGGAAAAGCCGCTCCTGCTTGAGCTTGTCCTCGATCGAGGGAACCCGCGGATCCGGCAATTCAGGCTTGGGTTCTTCGCTCCGCGGCGGCACCTGGTCGAAGGTTGGCTCGGCCGGTTGCGGCGGACCGGCAAGCTGGGTTTCCAGCCCGTTGCCGAGCATCTGGCCGATGTTCAGCGCCTTACGCAGCTGCTCCTGCGCGATCGGCCGGTTGATCCTCGAGCCGCGCCCCCATCCAACCAACGCATCGCCGTAAATCTTGCCCTCGGCGATATACTGCGACACCCGGCTGCGGCTTACTTTGATGTATTTGGCGAATTCGGCCTTGGTAACAACGGCGTTTTCGCCCGCGTGTGCTGTCACAGGTTCGCTCCGGCGTGCTGCGCGACTTTAGGTGTTTAGGGCTGAGTTTAGGAGTTTAGCCGAGTTTAGGCTTTGAATTTAGGGTCAGACTGGCGACATTAAACGCTCAGTCCCCCCGTTTTGTAGTTGGAGGGATACGGTCCCTAAACCAGGCATGAAAAAGGCCCGCAACGCTGCGAGCTGTTTTTTCAGCCGAGGAACCCCATTCGCACACCAGCGAATCTCAACATTTAGCCCATCCGAAGACCTACGAAAAAGTGCATTGAACCCAAGACTCGCGCGGAGAAGTGTCATTCGACGAGGCAATAACTGAGTTGTAGCAACGAGCGTAAAAAGTACACATCCTCAGTTGCCCACGTTCACAGACCAGTATACATGTGATTGAGCGTTAGCGGCCTACAATCAACCAAGTGTTGTGTTACCTGCGACACCTGCGAGAAGGTTACTTTCAACTCGCCCTTCCATGCGCTGTTACGCTATCGTGAATTACCCGCGACGTTGGGAATGCGAGATTGTAGGTCGTTGATGCCCCCATGTCTTTGAAGCCCTTTACCAACCTTAGACAAGTTGCTTTTGCGCTCCAACGTAATTACCGGCGGAGAATGACCTACATTGCCTATGGGCTTGCAGTGGGGGCACGATACAAAGAGTTTAATATCCCGAAGAAAAACGGTGGCACCCGACGTATTTGCGCACCTCGTATTGCGCTTCTTGAGTTGCAGCGGGACATCCTCCGCCTTTTAGAGGGAGATTACAAACCTCGCGCTCCTGTACATGGCTTCGTCGGAGGTCATAAACGCAGTATTGTGAGTAACGCCCAACAGCATGTGGGCAAACGCTGGGTTCTGAACATTGACCTCGAAGACTACTTTGAATCAATTCACTTTGGGCGCGTTCGAGGGCGCTTAATGGCCCCTCCCTACGACTATTCGGAAGAGATCGCCCAATTCGTCGCGCATATCGGCTGTTTTCAAACTGAAAAAGAAGTGGATGGCAACGTACGAACAACCCACGTATTGATGCCGGGTGGCGCACTTTCTCCGCTTCTTGCGAACATCGTTTCGGACAAGCTCGATGCTGAGCTTTCTAGGTTTTGTAGGCAACTTGGATGCACTTATACACGATACGCAGACGACATAAGCATATCGTCCAACCGCAGAACCTTTCCAGCCTCGATCGGCAGGTTTGCGAATCCTGACAGCCAAAAGGAGTTCGTTCTATCCGACACCTTCCAGCAGATGATCGAAGACAACGGGTTTAGAATAAATCATTCAAAGACACGTCTGTTAGGACATGCTTTTCAACAGGAAGTAACGGGACTGGTTGTCAACGAGAGCGTTAACGTAAAGCGTAAGTTTGTCCGAGATGTTCGTGCTATGCTTCATGACTGGAAGTTAAATGGATGTGAAGTCGCTTCGGCGCGCCACTTTAACAAGAAGCGTCCAGATCGAGGCCGATTGCCAGAACAAGAAGCCACGAACTTCGAGTGGGTAGTGCGCGGGAAGATTGAGTTTATACGGCAAGTTAAAGGATCCACAGACCAAGTTTTTCGCGGCCTAGCCGCCAGGTTCAATGAACTTTGTTTAGGTCGACGATTTTCCATTCCATTGGTAGAGGACACTGAGGTTCTAGACGCTACCGTTTGGTATCTGGAAAACGACACCGATGCCGGATCTGTGGGGACTTGCTTCGCCATTTCTGAGAACCTCTTCGTCACCTGTGCACACTGCCTTGGGCCAAATTTGCGCGTCTTCCCGCGGAAAAATCCGGAGTTCCAAATGGAGGCGGAAGAAGTAGCTAGAGATGATCACCATGATCTTGCGCTCATTCGGATAAGGGAACCGTTGCCCGCCTACAATCCTGCAACTGTACTGCGAATAGCTTCAACAGCGGACGCTAGCGAGCTCGGTATCCGTTCTGCAGTGCAGATCGCGGGTTATCCTTCGAATCTAGACAATAACTCACTGACAATCAGAGCCACGGAAGTAACAGGGTTTTCGCGACAAACGTTCGATAGCACCCCCACCATGTCTGACAATGTGGTCGAGCTGCTCTCAGGAACCTTCGAAGGTATGAGTGGTGGTCCGGTGTTGTTTTCTGGAAAGGTCGTAGGCGTAATCGTTAGAGGACCGAACAAGCATGACCGGACGGAACCTTGTCTCGCAGTTAGGTCAGAATTTGTTGATGCCTTGCTTGCAACTCTTTAGCAGGCGCTGATTGTGTGAATGCCGATTGATGACGCTTCATGGTACTGTGAGGGTACACTCCGTCCGCTCGGCCGACATCCGATACCTCGCCAGTGCGAGCGCTTGCCTATTCACACGTTTGGCGACAAAACCCAACCCTCAAGGAAACATCACCGAACATCTCCCGCCATACAACCCCATCACACCAACTCCGCAGCTCCTGCGTCTTTCGTTGGCTGGGTCCACCGCTTCGGTCGCCTATTCGCGTCTGGCCTTGCGCCAGCATCAGGTCCGAAGGATCCGACGAATCGTCCTGACTCCAGAAATATGGTCAACGCCCCAGGTCGTCAACAGAGGCTGTCAGCGCTGTCCACCTGCCGAACACACTCACCTCGCCCCGGAACATCTCGCGCGCCTGCTCGTATCCCGTGATCTCCACATCGAAGCCGGCAAACGGGCCCTTGATCAGCTGCAGCACCTTGCCTACCTGGATGAACGAGCCGTCCGCAATGCGCTTTTCCGTGTTCAGCCGGTCGATCAGCGACACCATCTCGGACGCTTCAAGAAGATACGGCTTGCCGTTTTCTTCAATGGATAGAATGCCTTCCACCCCGTCGCACTTGCGCACCAGGGAAAAGTCCTGCCCGGCATTCACGTCGATCCCGGCGAACAGATAGCGGCAGAACATCGGCTTCTTCAGAGAGATTTTCTTCTTCGACCGAGGCTGTTTCCGCTCGAAACTCTCTTCCGGCAGATGCGCGATCACCCCCGCCTCGATCAGCCCCATGAACGCCCGCCGCTCGCATTTCGGGTTGGCATGAACCACACACCACAGCAGTGGATAACCCCTGACCAGCGCCTTCAGAAGCTCGATCTCCGTGCTCAGCTTTTTCCTCTGCGCGCTCATTCCGCAGCCTGCCTTTGTGTGAGGTTTGCATGTTCCGCCTCGAACCGCGCAAGTGCTGCCCTGACTTCGGCGAAGGGGTTTGCATAGGTTTCGGGCGCATCCGGCGGCGCCGGCATCCACACCCATTCCGGACAATCCCGGTCTGGTCCGAACCAGGGCCAACCCTTTTTCGCGTGAAGATCACGCCAGGCAATCCAGGCCGGGGAATCGCGATGCACCTTCCCGAACAGATCTGTAAGCCCGGCCAATGCCGGATCACAGGCAACACCCAGGCGCCTGCGGATCGCCCGCTCGTGCATCGTGTTGACGCGCGGCCACCCGTTCATGGCGCGTTTTTCACGCAGGAGATCGTCCCGCCCGTAGAGGCCCTGATCAATCATTTGCTCCTGCGCCGTCGTGAGTTTTGGCGGCGATCCCGTCGGCTCCAGCATCAGACAGGCGAACCGGGCCGCGCCCCATGCCTTGCCAAAGGGCTTGGCTTCAAGCGGTTTCGCGGACCGGCCGCCTGCTGCGTTTTCCGGCACCCGCTCCCACAGCTTGTCGCGCAGATAGACCGCAAACGCGCAGAATTTCGATCGTCCAAGCTGCTGGCGCACATGCAGCACATAGGCTCCGAGCCGGTCGGCGGCTGCCTCGCGGTCCGGTTCCAACAGATTGAACCATTCGGCCTCCGCCGTGGTGGCGCTGTCGCTTGCATAGGTTGGCCATTCGGCATGGGTTTTTCGAAACCGCCGCTTCCAGGCGTCCTTCGAAACGCTCAGCCCTTCCGGTGCTGCGGCCTCGCGCGCGCTCTCTTTCTCCGTTAACAAGGGGTCGTTAAGAGGGGTCGTTAACATAGGTGCCGACTCTGGGTCGGCAGGGGGTGCCGACTCTGCATCGGCAGGGGGTGCCGGTATATCGGCAGGGGTGCCGACTGACCGGCACGGTAAAATTGACAATGTTTCACGGGCGTCCGAGCCAGCGTCACGGTCTGTTTCCAACAGTTGAATTGTCGAAACATCCTCATGAACCGGATCCAAAATCACCCGATAGATGTGCGAGCTATCCCGGCCACTTTCCGTTTCCTGGTGAAACTGTTCGAGATAACCCTGGCGCGTGAGCCGGCCGATTGCTGCTTGCACAGTAGAGCGCGCGCAGTCCATTTCGCGCGCCATCTTCACCTGTGATCGTCGGCACCAACCAAGTTCATCGGTGTGCCGGCCAAGCACGCAAAGCACCTGCAGGTCGCGCGGCTTTAGCTCCGGATCTGTTGCAGCCCGCGCTGGTATGATTGATAAGCGTGGTGCCCTCAACGGCTTACCTCCTGGTCCTGCGGCAACGCGGAAACAGGCGCCGGTTTGTCGTCGAAATCGCAGCCAAGCGTGACGGACATCAGCCCGCCGATCCCCTCGGCGCGGATCAGGCCACGATTACGCAGAAACCACAGCGCCGACACGCAGCTGAAGTGATCCATCTTCGCGATGCGGCTCACGTCCACGGTCGGCAGGCACATTCCGTCCTCCTCGTGGCTGTTTGCCAAGGCCTGCAGCACGTCACGCGCTGTTCGGCTTGTCAGGTCCTGCCCGGACGCCCAGGCAGTGGCTCGTTCGCTCATGCCGCCGCCTCCATGCTCAACCGGTTGACGTGTTCGATGCGCTCGCCCAGCCAGTGCATCACGTTGACAGCCATGGAATTGCCGATTGCCTTGTAGCGCGGCCCGTCCGGGCAAAGTTCGGCAACCCTGCCGCGCCATGGAATTCTGGTGAAGTCGTCCGGAAAGCCCTGCAATCGCTCACATTCAAGTGGCGTCAGGCGTCTCACTCCAGTTTCATCAACAACATACGTTTCGCGATCATCGAGAGAACCTGCGCCTCTGGCTGTGAGACAAACCGACACGATCTCCGCTCGTTCCGGTTCAGCACACCTTTCAAGGCTCTGTCGGTCAAGTAGTGCCGCCGCGGCGCGTCTCCAGTCTCCAAGATGTCCAACAACGAAGAGGCGGCGGCGTTTCTGGGGCACGGCGCCAGGGACGAGGCATGTTCGGGTAAGCTGAGCGTCAAGCACGCGCCAGGCGAGCCCGTAGGCGTCCGGAATTCCGGCGACGATGCCGGCGTTCTGCCACCCGGTTTCCGGCACGTCGATTTTCTGGCCGCTGAGGTCACCCAGAAATCGCGCAAAGTCTTTTCCCTCGTTGCTGGACAGGACACCGGGGACATTCTCCCAGACGAACCAGCAGGGGCGATATCGGCCAAGGATCTCGACAAAGACAAGGGTGAGTTGCCCTCGGCTGCCATCCAGTCCAAGGCGCAGTCCCGCGATGGAGTAGTCCTGGCAGGGCGTTCCTCCGACAAGAAGGTCAATTGCATGGTCCGGCCACCCCTCGAATCTGGTCATGTCGCCCAGGTTCGGCACACCATTGGCGGCAGGCGTTTCGCCGGGCAAGTTGCTGCCGTAGTGATGCGCCAGCACGGCACTCGGAAACCTGTCGACTTCGGAAAAGAAAACCGGTGTCCAGCCAAGCGGATGCCACGCCTGCGTCGCCGCCTCGATCCCGCTGCACACGCTGCCGTATCTCATGTCGCCCCCTTGCTGAACCCGCCGAAACTCGGCAAGTTGCGGTTGCAATGGGGGATTGAGGAATGAATGACGCCTGGTTTACGAGAACTACCAAAAACATTGGCCTTATCGCCGTCAGCCTGGTTGTCGGTCTGACCTTCGCGCTTGCACTTGAAGTCGGATATCCGATCCGAACCGGCGATCAGCCACAATGGTGTTCCAGCATTGGCCCGCTTTGCTTGGCATATGAATGGCAAACACTTCTTGGCAGCGTTGTCGCGGTTGCTGCTGCTTTTCTCACGATCAGGGAGGCCCGCAAGCAATACCTGCTGACGCGATGGATCGAATGGAAAAAGGTGGCCGAAGACTATGCCGTCATGCTGGGAGTGTTTCGATCGCTCAACTTGACCATTACCAATGGTAGAACTGCTATAGCCGCACTGGAAAAGATGGCTGAAAATCAAGTCGTTCGTCCGGGCCAGATCCCGAGAATAGAACTTGAGATTTCTTCCAATATTCGCAAAGAATTCTGCCCGGAATTCTTCGATATCTACACAAGGCTTTCCAAAGACACCTTTGATCTTAGTAAAGATATAATCGAAAAAAATGCGATGGGCGCTGGAGTTGTCTTGAAGCAAATTAAAGATCAAGTTGCTACCATGGAGGTCCTGAAAGAATACGCTGAGAAAACAGTTCGTCAGGGGCGCAGGTTTGTTGAAATGGGCAACAAAATCTTTCCCAAAGATCTGCATCTGTCACTTGGCTCCAATTTGGACGAATTGCTACCAGAAAGGGTGCCCGCCACGCTGGCTCGCCCGACATCGGGTCGCCAACCTTGAGCGGGTTGCCCCATTTCGTCGTTAGATCGACGTTCAGGGCGTTTGGATTGTCAGTGTGCCAGGGCTTGTTCCGCGACATTGGAATTCGCTTTGACATCACCCCACCCTCCCATGAAATACCGTCGGCTTGCCCGCCGCTTCCCGGTCGAACCGGTACCAGGCGCAATTGTCCTTGCCGTCCTGGTTGGTGCAGGGCAGAAAGCGCAGCTTGCCGACTGACAGAACGTCGGTGCAGTAGTCCATGAACGGCGCCGACTGCTTGGTGTGCAGCCAGTCCGCGTCGAACAGCAGCAAGGTCGGCACCATCGCGGCAAATCGGGCAATCAGCGCATGCAGGATCGGCCGCAGCCACGGCGGATTGCTGATGATGTTGCTTGCCCCGTTCAGATCCGCCTTTGAAAGCTGCCGCGCATCGCCAAAGGGAATGCCCGGCCGGCGCGGGTTGATGTCATAGCGGGCAAGACATTTCAGGCCGAGCCCTTTCAGCTGCCAGATCAGATCCCCCAGCCCGCAGCACGGCTCGGCATAGTCGGTAGCGCCATAATGCTGCAGCAACGGCCCAAGCGGCGCACAGGCGCGCGGATCGAACGTCCGGTAATACTCGTTCTTCACCCGCTGAAAGTCCGACCGCTTCCCCATCACGCCGCCTTTTCTTCATCCAAAACGAGTACCGGCGCGGCATAAGCAAGGCGGCTGTGCGCCGGGCAATAGGCAGCGTCCGCCGCGCAGGCCGCGCCGCAGTAGAACCCGCCCTTTTCCGTTGTCTCGTCAAAACCCCAGACCGGCCAGCGGCAGGACCGCGCGCCAAGCTCGGCAAAGGCAACCGGCCCGCCGGGCCGCGTGCTACTGCCATTGAGCTCTGCCCGCTCCTCCCGGCTCATCCCGGTCGCCGCCGCCAGGCTCTCCCGCTGCGGATAGGTTTTTCGGATGTTTTTAGTGGTCTTGCGCGCGCCCGCACACGAGGCTTTTGCCTGCGCAGTGTTCTTGGGCTTGGCCGACGGGGCCTTGGCCCGCCTGCCCCGCACCGGATTGCCCAGGAAAATGCCGTTCCGGTTACACGCGCCGATCACCGCGTTGCGCGACACCCGCCCATACATGGCCGAAATGCGCAGCGCCATCTCCGCCCCGCTCAGGCCCTCGGCCGCAAACGGCCGGCAGACCTCGGCCTTTTCCGTTGAAGACAACGCGCTCCACTGCCGTGTGATCATTGACCGGCTCCCGCTCGTGTTCTGGAAATCTGGGTGAGAAGGCCGGCGATATCGTCCAGCATCGCCGCGTCCTGGCGATAGCCGCGCGCCACCGCCGGCGCGTTGGAAAAGCCGTTTCCGGCCAGCGCCACTTTTTCGGATATGTCCGCGCAGCTTCTCTTGTTCGCCGCCAGCACCTTGAGCCGCGACGCCATCCCGTTGAGCTCGTGCGGGGAATAGTCGTGGAGGCGCCGGGTCATCCCCCCGCCTCCGCCCCGGACGCAGATCCGGGATCCCGATCAACGCTCAGAAGCTGCTGTTTCAGTTGCGACAGATCGTTCAGAAGCTGGCTCACCAGCGGCAGCGCTTCCTTGGCGAAATCATCGGGCCCGATTTCGTCGGCCATGTAGCGGCTGATCAGCCTGGGAAACGACCAGTGCCGGGCCCCAAGCGCGGCCAGCTCCAGCTGCGGCGCGGTTCTGGTCTTGTCAGGTTCAGGCACACGCACAAAGGTGCCGCCCCCGATGTCACACAAGGCGACCAGCAGCGGCGCCACCTCACCGGCTTCGCGCCGGTCCCGGATCAGGTCGGCCAGCACATCCACCGGCATGAACGTGTCCTGGTGCCGCTCGTTGCCGGTGTTGGAATAGTCGGACAGCGTGTTCCGGCCGACCCGCGTCACCGAAGCGGCATTGTCCTGCCCGCCCGCCATTTGCACGGTGCGCTGCGTCGCCAGTTTCAGGCTGCGCCGGTCCCTGTCGGTGGTCGGCCGATGCGGCTTCACGAATCCACCCCGCAATTTTTGTCGAACTTGCGGGATGACGAACCTTGCTCACTCGAAGATGATGGCACCTGATAGAGATCAGGACGGATCACATGACGAGGAACGCCAGTTACTTTGGAAATTTCCGGTACCCGCTCAGCCGGTACACGGCTCCACTGTGAAATTGCTTGCGGTGTCGGATGCCCGCCAAGCCTCCTTGATAGAGAGGATGGTCCGTTGCAGGCATCCAGAACCGCATCCAAACCGATTTCAGATTCGCTTTCCATAATGACAGATTGAAAGCATTACTTTCATGAGTATTCAAGCCATAATTTCATCGACCTCTTTCAAAAAGCGCGGCATGATGTCCAGCATGGACACGACCGGTGAAAGAATTAGACATATTCGCAAGGCGTTAGGCTTAACCCAGGCGCAATTTGCAGACAGAATTTCCCTGTCGCGCGGCGCTGTGGGTAACTGGGAACAGAACAAGGGAATCACGCAAAAGAACCTGCAGCAAATCTCTACAGTATTCGGCTGCAGCCTGGACTGGCTCCTGTCCGGCAAGGGTGACCCTTTTGATGATGACAATATTCAAGTCGGCAATTTGAACAGGAAGGCCGGCAAGAAGCTGGACCGGACGCTTTTCCAGGTCGCTCATGACATGGCACGTAACTTTGAGCAGACACAACTTGGCGGACTGGCTTCGTTCGAAGACTTCAACTATCTGGTTGAAAAATACTACAATGAGTTGTTAACTCGAAAGACACAATTTGAAAATGGCTCCGAAGAAGAGCATTAAATATTTTAGGGGATCCTCCCAGTGTCAGACGATCGCAGCGACAAATTAGATGAAGTTCTCGAAATTCTCCGCAAACATGGCGCCACGCTGGCTGCAGTAGCTTATTGCCAAGTTCTCTTCGGACATTCCCGAATTGAAAAGCTGGTCAGCGAAGAACGCGAAGAACTGACAATCCTAATTCGGCACAGAATTCTTGAAGCGTCCTTGGTTACTGGCGAGGATCTGGTGTCTGAAAACCGGCCCACAACGTTGCAATGATCAATAACTACGTCACAAACCTTCCCGTTGATGATCTGGAGCGCGGCAGCGCCGACAGCATTGGGAAATTTTTGTACCGGCTCTGGTGCGATACAGATGGACAGATGCCTGACGAGACATCACCAATCGTGGAGTTTTTGCCGCAACTTGTCATCCTGAAGACCGTTCACACGGCAACTGACAGCCCGGATATCATTCATGTTGGTACTGAGAGCCTGTTTGCAAAGCTTCTGCCACATGCCGCCGACCCGAAACTGCCTCAGCCACGGCTCGAAATCGAACCACATTATCGAAACCTCGTCAGGCAGTCGTATATGGAGGCATCCAAGGGCGAGCCCCGCTACGACGTGATTGGCAGCGTCTATCTTTTGCCTCGAGGCCTCGAGTGGCTGAAAACTGAGCGGATCCTGCTTCCCTTTACTGCGCCCGGGGGACTCAGGTGGATATACTGCTACTCGATCCTTCGAGAAGCTCGGAAGCTAAAAAGTCAACCAGATCCAAAAGGTCCTCGCGAGAGTTCGCCATTACTTTTAGATCGTGATCAATTGTTGAAGGTGCGCGCAACCAATTGATTCCAGGCGCTGTTTTGGTAAACCCGCATTTTTCAGCAAAACCGGTTTTCAGGAAACCTGGCCGACCCCACGCGTAACACCAGTCAAATCTCCATTCGAGTAACGCAAGGAGCTGAAGGGACTTTGAAAACGGCCCGGATACATGCGGCTCTGGATGACTTTCTGAAACCCACATATCGCCAAAATAGACAACGCTTCCCGAAATTCTCTTTGCAAACCGGTATTGCTCGTCCGCAAGTTCCGCGCGCATCCCGTTTGCATGCGGGTAGCACCGCGACCAGTAGTCACGCCAATAGCGCTCTAAGGTCCAGGACCCAAGTTCGTCCAACCGTGCTGCTGCCAACGCAATCAAGTTTCCAGCAGAATCGTAACCGCCGAGCCAGAATGCCTGGGGTGGCGTGTAGGTATTCAGGCTCGTGCGGAAGTGTTCCGTGAGTTTCTTCTCAGACACGCTCTCAAGCAGAGATTCGAGCTTCTTGAAGTCTCGACTTTGCTCCAACCGGACACCCTTGTGTCGAGCCAATTCGTAAAGTCGATCAATGACCCGGCTGACGGTTAGCCTGTCAATTTCCATCCATGTCACCCCACCTGCGCGGCGACATATTCACCAGCGACTCGACTTGATGCAAGGCTGCCCAACTTTCACGTTTGCATTTTCTTGCAAGTTATGCTTTCATTTTAAGCGTCGAATGAAAGTTTAAATGCATGCGGTGCCTCTATGTGCAGCAAAACTGAAATTTTAGATTTCAAACCAGTTTCAAGATCGTCGCCGACCTTGCTAGCGTTCGCGCAAGCAGGAACTTCAGGAGACGCAACCGTGACCGCCAGCATCCGAAACACCGTTTCATCCTTCAAGATGCTGAAGAAGGGCATTGCCTGGTTCAATCAGAACAAGGCAATGCCGGCAGAAGACAGGGTCTGGCATGTCGAGATCCTGCTCGACTCGTTTGAAAAATGCATGGAGAGCCTCGCCGCGCAGATCCGGTTCTACCAGAGCGCCAAAAGCCCGACCCGCGCCTTGATGATCGAAAAGGACGACAGCAGCACCGAAGTCCTGAGCGGCCAGACGGTCCAGAGCCTGTGCCTGCACCTCCCCGGCCAGCCGTATGATCACGTCATTTACGGCAAGCCCGAAGCGCTACAGGCGATCGCCAGCGCCCTGGCGGCAACCGGCCAGACCGTCACCGGCCCTGCCCCGCTTCATGAGCACGCCGAGCTGCTCGCCGGCAACCCGCCCGGCCCCGCCAAGGCAGATGTCAAATGA